TTTAGAAATGCTAAAATTTGATATAGTAAAACAATTGCAAGCTTTGGAAAGGGGTGATAAGGTTATTTTTGTTATAGATTCAATAGGCAACACAGCCAGCCTTAAGGAATTGCAAGATGCTGCTGATGAAAAAACAGTAGCAGAAATGCAAAGAGCAAAAACTATTAAATCTTTATTTAGAATGATAACACCAGCATTAGTTAATAAGGACATTCCTTGTATCACAATTTGCCACACATACTCTACACTCGAACTTTATGCAAAGCAGGTAATTTCTGGAGGTTCAGGTTTGCTGTATTCCGCAAACCAAGCGTTTATTATAGGTAAATCACAAGAAAAAGATGGTACAGAATTAAAAGGATGGAACTTTACTATTAATATTGAGAAAAGTAGGTTTGTTCGCGAAAAGGCAAAACTACCATTCTTAGTTACTTATGAGGGGGGTATTTCAAAATATTCTGGTTTATTAGATATTGCTATGGATATTGGTATGGTGGTTAAACCTTCTAATGGATGGTATTCCAGGGTTATACCAGAAACTGGTGAAATTGAAGATAAAAAATGGAGAGCTAAAGAAACCAATACAAAAGATTTTTGGCAGGTATTATTGGAATCTGAACAATTCAAGGAAAAAGTTAAACAGAGATTTTCAGTATCTTCTGGAAATTTATTGAGTGATGATAATATTGATGAAGCTATGAATGAGGTAGAATAATGAAATATAATATTGATGAAAATAATGCTATTGAACTTCTGGAAGGATTTTATAAAGGTACTAAAATTTTATATGATAAGGTTCAATTATTACCTAATGAAGAAGATGATGAATTGACTTTAGAATTTAATTATGATATTATAGAATATAAAGCAGAAATGACTGATAAAGAACCTGAAGTCATTCTGGATCAAATTGTAGGTGATTTATTACAACAATTAATATATGAAGGTTTAGAAAAACAATCTATTGTTTATCATGGTGGAACTGAATGAGAATAGAAAGTAAAATTATTTCCAATTTAATCTTTAATGAGGAGTTCTGCCGAAAGGCAGCTCCACACATTAAACCATCCTTTTTTATTGATAAAGAAAAGGTAATAGTTGATCAAATATTAAAATTCTTTAATGAATATAATAGTAGACCTACTATTGATATTCTTAAAATCGAAATCAATAATCATAAAAATTTATCTGGTGATTTAGAAAAAGCAATTCAAATGGAATTAGATTCTATTCAACATGATAATAGTGATTTTGAATGGTTATTGACTAATACCGAAAAATTCTGTAAAGACAAATCTGTTTATAATGCTATTCTGGATTCTATTAATATTATAGATGGTAAAGATAAAAATCTAACACAAGAAGCAATTCCAAAGATTTTACAAGATGCATTATCAGTTACTTTTGATGAACATATTGGGCATGATTATATTATAGATGCAGAAGAAAGATTTGAATTTTATCATAAACAAGAGGATAGATTACCCTTTAATCTTGAAATGATGAATAAGATAACAAAAGGCGGATTACCTAATAAAACGCTCAATATGCTAATTGCACAAACAGGTGGGGGGAAAAGTTTATTTTTGTGTCATACTGCAGCTTCTACATTAATGTTAAACAAAAATGTCTTATATATCACATTGGAAATGGCTGAAGAAAGAATAGCAGAAAGGATTGATGCTAATTTATTGAATATCAGTATAGATGAATTGAAAAACCTAGACAAAGATTCCTTTAAGAATAGATTAGAACGGTTACAAAAGAAAACACAAGGAAAGTTGATTATAAAGGAATATCCAACGGCATCTGCTCATAGTGGACATTTTAGAGCATTAATAGAAGATTTAAGGGTAAAGAAGAATTTTAAACCTGATTTATTGATTATTGATTATCTTAATATTTGTGCTAGTGCTAGAATGAGGATGGGTTCCAATGTTAATACTTATTCAATAGTGAAATCTATAGCAGAAGAATTAAGGGGTTTAGCAGTAGAATATGATATTCCTGTTTTGTCAGCTACTCAAGCGAATCGTCAGGGGTTCAACAACAGTGATATAGAATTAACTGATACCTCTGAATCCATTGGTTTACCACAAACTTGTGATTTAATGTTAGCGTTAATCCGTAGTGAAGAACTAGACCAATTAAATCAATTAATGGTAAAACAATTAAAATCCAGATATGCAGATCCTTCTATTAATAAAAGGTTTGTATTGGGTGTAGATATGAATAAAATGAAGTTGTATGATGTCGAATCTTCTGCCCAAGACAATATAGTTGATAATGGGAAGATGGAAGTTGATAATAAATTCGATCAATTCAAATTCTGATTGTTTACTGATAAGAAACAGATTATTTCTAAAATAAAGGTTTACTTTTCTTCAAATTGATGTATAATATTATCATAATTTGAAAACAACAGGAGATATATCATGATCACTTTAATTTTAATCATATCAATTTCATTGTTAATTTTTTTAGGGTTTATTATAATAAATTTAACAATAGACACCATTATTTCTGGATTAAAACCAGATACAGATTTTAAAATCGCCGTTAAACATCATTGGAACGATTTAGGAAGTTATGATTTATTAGGAAACTTTGTAAAAAAACATAACTTGATGTTTTTAGTAAGATTGTTTTCCAACAAATATCATTAAAATTCATTGACAAGGATGTCATTATCATTTAAACAAAATTATTAAAAGGTGAAATAATGGCTACAAGATCTAGTATATCAATTCATGAAAATGGAATTATAAAATCTATATACTGTCATTTTGACGGGTATCTTTCACATAATGGTAATATTTTATTAAATCATTATAATACTAAAGAGAAGGTGGAAGAACTTGTCAATTTAGGAGATTTATCTATATTAGGTGCGATAATTGGTGAAAAACATGATTTCAATGAAAGTTCTTCTGGTTTACCATTTGAATTAAAACCATGTTATTTTTATGGTAGAGATAGAAATGATAAATGGAATACAGTACAACCTAGAGAATATTTATCTTATTTTGAATATTTTTCAGATGAAGAACAGGAATACAATTATTTATTCACTGATAATGAATGGTATTTATGTTCGTATAAAGGTAAAAGATTATTAAAAGAGGTAATGAATGATAAAAGATAATTTGAATATTAAAGAATCGGTTTCCATGACTTTAAATGGAAAACCTGTTGAGAAAATGATTGATATTAGGAAATTGTTAATACATTTAACAGAAATGTATAATGTACCAATATCAGAAATTGAATGGTTTTCTTGGCCGAAAAATAGTGAACAGATTTATGCTTTTGTTTTACCCATTAAGATTAATGTGAAATTTGAAAAGGGTGAATGGGTTATATGGTCTGGTCGATTTGGTGATTAAAGAAATCTTTTAAATCATTAATAATATAAATATTATTAAATTGTCAAGGAATAATATGTTAAGATTTAAAGATTATCTGAAAGAGGGTGGAAATGTAGTAATAGGAGATGTTTCTGCTGAAAGAATAGATTTATCAAAACACGATAGGGATAAAATTAGTAACAAATTATTAAAAGCTATTAATGTTATTAATGCCGCTTATATAAGAAAACATGGAACCCCATTATGGTCGAAACATCTTATAAAAACAAGGAAGTTTTTATCGGGATCTTCTTTCCATTTCTTTAATAAATCTATACCTACTAAAGATTTTGTTGGTGTTAAAACTCATTTAGGTGATATAGATACTCAAGTTGACCAATCACAAGAAAAGAATATTGAAGAATTTTTAAATTCAATAATTGGAAAAACCTTTGGTTATATTACTTTTATAGGATTCAAGAAATCTGCTGGACAATTTATTACTCTATGGAATATAAAAGGCCCAGATTTAAATGTACAAATTGATTTAGAATTGGTAGAATTTGAGAATCAAGAACCAACGGAATGGAGCCAATTTTCACATTCATCCAGTTGGGAAGATTTAAAAGAAGGAATTAAAGGTGTTGCTCATAAGTATATTTTGCGTGCTATTACGGCAAAAGCGATAAGAGAAATTATTTTATTAAAAGGTAAAAGACAAACACCACATAAAATATTATCTTATGATTTAGCATTTTCTGTACAAAGAGGATTAAGACAAAAAATAGAACCTGTATTAGATGAGAATGGTGAACAAGTACAACAAGATGGAATATTAGTTTATAAAGAAATACCGACATCAGAATCTAATTATATTAAAGATGTGTCAATGATGTTTAAAATATTATTTGATAGAGAACCTAAAGGAAATGATATAAGGGATTTTGGTTCATTTGTTGGTATATTAAAATTAGTATCTAATTATCTATCGGTACAAGAACAGACAAAGATTATAGAAGGATTCGCTTATTCTTTATGGGGTAAAGGTGCTCAAGGGATGTATAGAGGGAATCCTACATCAGATAATGAAGAAAAAACAGTAATGTTTAATAAAATGATTAGTATTCTTCATGCACCTTATGATAAAATGGAAATCCAGAAAAATAAAGAAGAATATTATACAAGTTATAAATGAAATCAATTGAAGTAATATCAACTAAAAGAAAAGGCATTGTTCATTTACAAAATATGAAAGATCAAGATTTTATTAATTTTGTAAATGAATTAAAAAATAAAAATGAAGGTAAATTAAAAAACATTCCAGTATCGCTAAAAATTGATGGATGTGGCGGTCGTGCTGGAAAGGATAAAAATGGTCGAGTGTTTTTTGAAGGATCAAGAACAGGGCCTATATTTGAACCTAAGTCATTTAGTAGTTATGCAAAATCTAAAGGTGTTACAGAAGAAATATTAACACGTTCTTTACATTATGATGATTTATGGGAATTAATTACTAATTTACCCATGATTAAATCATTACCTAATGATAGTAAAGTCATTTTTGAAATATTATACAATCCTATGGGACATATAGAGGATAATGGTATCACTTTTGTTTCTATTAAATATGATAAAAGAAAATTAGGTTCATTATTAACTTTGATACCATTTGATGTTGTTTATTCTTCTAATGGTGAAAAAAGACCTGATTCAAAAGAAATCATAAATGATTTGATTAATCAATCAAATGATGATATAATGGTACTTTCTCCAAAATTAAAAATGTCTGGAGAGATTGATATTAACATCATGATTGAACCAGTATTATCATTAGATCATGAATCTTTAATGGTGTTAAATTCCAGAAAAAAGAAGGATAAGGAATTTAAAGGATTAATAAAAATGATTTTGCAGAAATCGAAAGAAAGTATATCAAAATTTATATTAAATCATCAATCAATAATAGGAAAGGATATGTTAGGGTCTGATATTGAAGGATTAGTATTAGATATAAATGGTCATCAATATAAAGTGACTACTAATGAATTTAAACAGTCTAAAGGTAATTTATGAATTTTAAAGATTATATCATTTTAACTGAAAATACATTAAACAATACAGAATTAAAAAAAATATCAAATTCAGGAAAAAATAGTGGTAAATCAAGGATAGAAATATTTGCTGATAAAATTTGGTCTGGTGATGATCATGCTTTAGTTGGTGGAGAAACAACAAAAATAAAAAAATTAAAATTGGGTAATACTATTTTTTCATCTGAAGTTCCATCAGATAAACAAAAATTTATTAATCAATTTGAAAATGAAGATGTCAAATTAACATTTTTAGAACCGAAAATTTATTGGAAAGATTTATTAAAAACTCCAGAATATGGTGGTGCTGGAACATCAAAAGTTTCAAAAAATACACAAGAGTTGATGACTGCTTGTATAGTATTATTGAATGAAAAATTTGATAGTGAAAACATCGATATTAAAAAATCTGAAAAGATTATAGAAAGGGCTAGGTTGAATTGGGATAAAATTATTGGAAAACATGGTAAAGAAAGTCTAGTTGAACAATTTACAAATAATTGGTATGATTTAGCAACCTCTGTATCTTCTTCTAATGCAATATTAGATATATTAAAAAAAGAAGGAACCTCATCCGTTAAGGTTTTTTGGACTGGTCAATCATGGGATGAAGAAATTAAAGAATATAATCCACCAGTAAAAGGTATGAAAGATTATAATTCTTCCGATATTGTTGTTAAGGGAAAAAACAACATTTATTATGGATTCTCATTAAAGAAGAAACAATCTAGTAAAGATGCAGATCCAACATTAATTAACAAACCCATTACTGGACAAAAATCTTTATTATCTGATATTGTGGGTCAATCTGATTATGAAAAAATAGAAAAAGCAAAAGAAATATTTTTTACTAGAATGATAAGTGAATATTATAAAGAAGAATTTGGAAAAAATTATTCTAAAATCAGATTATTATCAGAAAAGAAAAGGAAGGATTTGATTCGTAGAATTCCAGATGATTTTGTTAATGATATGTTAGCGCAAAGAGGTGAATCTGGAAAAAGTAATATTTTTTGGAAAACTGTTAATAGTGTATTAGAAAAACACAGTGCAAATTTTGTAGAAGTGTTCTTAAAGTTAGTTTTTAGAGTAGATTTACAAGATTTAATAGATATGAATAAATTCAAATTCTATCTTGTAACTGGAATCGGAAAACATTCATCAAAAGGGGTTGGTGTTGAACCCGCTGAAGTTAAAGATTTACCATCTACTATAGAAATATTATCTGATATTTTTAGTAAAAAATCATTAAAATTAGGTAATACTGTTAATAAAAAGGGTAAAGTTTTAAAACAGCCGTGGGAATATGATGATAATGAAAAAGCACCAGCAAAATTATTTTATACAATTTATAATGGTACAGATCCTATTCTTAATATTGAATTAAGATATAAAGGTTCAAAAACAGCAGAACCCCAATTTCAGGCAATGGCCACTCCTATATTCAAAAATATGTTTAAAAAGAAATAACATGAATGACGAATTTCAAGATTTTTTAAAAGTGTTTTCTACAAATAACAAACTCAAAAAAGACAAACAAAAAGTCTTTGAGGAAATTTCATTCAATATAAAAAAAGATAATCCATTTAAAAAATCTGAAATTCAACCAGAAGAAACTCCTGAACAATCAAAAACAGTACCAGAAAATATTATTAAACAAGAAGATTCTGCAAAATATATTATAGAAAAATATACTAATAAATCATTTCAACAACCAGATCCAGATTTACCTAAACCAGAAATAAAAGATCTACAAAATAAAATTAAATTTCTTGAACAATGGTTAGGGAAAATATCAGCGCATGGGTCTGGTTCAGGTGAAGTTAATTTTAGATATTTAGATGATGTCAATAGACAAACCTTAACAGATAGTAATAATAACTGGGTACTAGAATATGATACCCAATCAAAAAAAGTACAATTCACTAATGAAATTGGCCCAATAAATCATGTATCATTCGACATTTCTCATGTAGATAATGAAAATGAAGAACCTGGTACTATTTGTTGGAATAATAAAGACCATACTCTAAACATTCATCATGAAAATGGTGTAGTACAACAAATAGGACAAGAACAATATTATTTAATTAAAAATACATCAGAACAAACTATTTTAAAGGGTTCTGTTTGTATGTTTAGTGGTGCTTATGATGATATAACAGAATCCAGATTAATAGGTACTCCATTTATTGCTGATGGAACTTTTCCTAGTCTTTATATTATGGGTATCACTACACAAAATATTTTACCATCAGAATCAGGATTTGTTACTGCTTTTGGTAAAGTAAGAGATGTCAATACAACAGGAGGATCTGAAAATTGGCAAGCAGGTGATATTCTATATGCTAGTCCTACCATTTTAGGTGGATTAACAAAAATTAAACCAACAGCACCTAATAATGTTATTCCTGTTGCCGCTTGTCTTAAAGTTGATGCTACTGTTGGTGAAATATTTGTAAGGCCTACAATAGAACAAAAGTTTTTATATGGTAGATTTTCTGATACTACAGATCAAGCACCATTAGCAATAAATACTCCTTATCCTATTACATTTAACACTACCGATATTTCAAGAGGTGTTTATGCTGATGGTGGAGTATCACCAACATCAATGATATTTGTTAATGAATCGGGATTTTATAAACTTCAAGCAGGAATATCATTAACATCAACAAATTCATCAGCAAAAACTATTTGGATATGGTCAAGAAAGAATGGGGTTGATATTGCTAATTCTGCTAGGAGGAAAACTATATTAGGTAATGGCACTTATGATATATTAAATTATGATATGGAAGTAAGTTTAAATGCCGGTGATCATATAGAATTAGTATATGCTGTTGATGATATTACTATTAGTATTAATTCTCCATCTGCTACTGCTTTTGCACCATCTATACCATCAATTACATTAATAGTCAATCAAATTGCATTATAAGGAATAAGATGATTACATATAAACATTTAAAGGAAGAATTAAATTCAAATAATACCATTGTAATGGCATTTGGTCGAATGAATCCACCAACATCAGGACACCAAATACTAATTGAAATGGTTAAAAAAATAGCAAAACAGTATAAATCTGATCATGTAATCTACTTATCCAAATCACAAGACAAAAAGAAAAACCCTTTATCATTAGAACAAAAATTATATTATGCTAATAAAATGTTTCCTAATACTAATTTTGTGGGTGCTGGTGGTAATCAAAGAACCTTTATGGAAGTTGCCGCTTATTTAAATAAAGATTATAAAAATTTAATAATGATTGGGGGTTCAGATAGAGTTAAATCTTTTCAAGATACTCTTAACAAATATAATGGTAAGGATTATGATTATGATTCAATAAAAGTATTATCTGCTGGTGAAAGAGATCCTGATAGTGATGATGTTTCTGGTATGTCTGCTTCTAAATTAAGGGAATTTGCTTCTAAAAATGATTTTAATAATTTTAAAAAAGGTATTCCTAATTTACTAGATAATGATATTAAAAAATTATTAAATGAAGTTAGAGTTGGTGTAGGATTAGAAGAAATAACGGAAACATTAAATATAGAAACAATAAGAGATTTATATTATAATAATAAAATATATAATGTTGGAGATATAGTAGAAACTATAACAGGTGAAGAAATGATAATAAAGAAACGGGGAACTAATCATGTTATTGTAGAAGATAACAATGGTAATACTTTTAACAAATGGTTACACGAAATTACAGAGAGATAAAAATGGAAGATTATAATTTTTCAGATGAAGATTTAGATGATATTATTAAATCGGTTGATCATGAAGATGATATTATAGATTTATATGATGATGATGATTTTGAATTTGTGGATGAAGAAACAGGTGAACAAGTTGAAGAACAAACAGAATTAGATGATATGATATTAAATGAAATAATGTCAAGAGCAGAAAGATTACGAGCAAAACAAAGGTTTATTCAAAAATCAGCAAAACGTAGCCAAAAATTAAAATTGGCATTAAAAAAACATTCTGATACCAAAACCTTATTAAAACGTGCTAGACATCTTGCAATTAAAAAATTAAAAGAAAAGATGATGAAAAAACCATTATCACAATTTTCTATTGCAGAAAAAGAACGTGCTGAAAAATCATTAGCAAAACGTAAAGCAGTTATTGACAGATTAACAATGAAATTAGTTCCAAGAATGAGAGAAATTGAAAAGAAACGATTAAGTAAACAAACTAATAAATAATAAGGAAATAAATATGTATAATTTAACTGATTACGTTAAAGCATTATCAGAAAACACAACCTTTTCGGATTTTATTGCCGAAAAGAAATTAACACCAAACGAAAAGAAAAAAAGAGAAGAAATTGCTAAGGCAATTGAAAAAGAAAATCCTGATATGCCAATGGATAAAAAAATGGCAATTGCAACGGCACAAGCAAAAAAAGTTGCAGAAGAAAAGGATCAAGATTATAAAGAATTTTTCAAATCAGCATTAAAGAAATTTGGTGTTTCTGAACCTGATCAATTAGAAGGAAAGAAAAAGAAAGAATTTTATGATTATGTTGATGCTAATTGGAAAGCAAAAAAAGAAACAGATTAATTAATTATTGGAGAAAAAAATGCCTTTATGGAACACTACAGATGCACAAGCATCTAAACCTTTATGGATTCTAAAGAAATCGGATTTTGATGGATCTGATACTAATTTAGTTTCTGTTGCTAATGATACCATTACAATCAATGCTTATGGTTATGATTCAGCAGAAAAAGTTATTTATAGAAATACTAGTGGAAATTCCGATATTGGTGGATTAACCGCTGATACCGCTTATTATATGTTTCCTCAAGGTGACTATTCTTATCAAATTTGTACAGATGCTGGTGATTTAGCAGGTTCTGTTGTTACTATTTCAGCAGTATCTGATGGTGCTGGATTAGGTCATTCATTTGAATCTGCCGCTGAAAATATTGTTTTTATTGATGAAGATGAAGCAAGAGTAGAAGCAAATAAAGCAAAAGGGATTTCTGGTGCTGGTTGGTGGCAGGTTTCTACTTATACTGATGGAAATTCTAATACCCGTTATAAAACAGAATTATTAGTTGCCGCTTCAACTTCTGCTACAGATGCTGGTGATACTGCTAGTGATGATGCAACGTTTGGTGCTGATTTATCTATTACAATTGGTACTCAACCTCAAAATGCTTCAGTAACAGCGCCTGATCCTGCTACATTTACGGTTGTTGCTACAACAAATAGTGATACTCCAATCACTTATCAATGGCAAGTTAATGATGGTGGTGGTTATGTTGATATTGTAGGTGCAACATCAGCATCTTATACCGTTACAGATTCTACTGGTTTGAATGGTTATTTATATCAAGTTATCCTTTCTATTGGTTCTACTACAGTTACTTCTACTGCCGCAACTTTAACAGTAGCGTAATTGTTAAATTATAGTAAATAGTCTATTTCTCTAATGGACTATTTACTTTTAAGGAAAATAGGATATAATATAATATAATTTTATTACAAACAGGAAACTAAAATGACAACTTATAGAGAATTACAAGAAAGTTTGAACGAGAAATATGAATTATATACAGATGATTCAAATGCAACATGGGCTGAAAAAGATTTAATCACTTTTGGGCAAAAACAAGGATATAAAGTAAAATCCATTCTTTCTACAAAAGAAATGGGGCCAAAAGATATGGTTGTTTTTGAATTAAATGATTATGATAAAAAGGAAGTTAGTAATGTTAAATTGAAATCTGGTGAACAAGTTTATCGATATTTAACACAGACTGTTAAAAATGGTGGAATGATACCTTATATTAAAATTAATTTTGATAAAGGATTAGTTTATTATATGACATCTGAATCTATGTCTGATCAAGCAGAATCTGTTGCTTTTGAAACAAAAGGTTCAAAAATTAAATATGCTAGAGTTCTTAAAGGAATTTAGACATATTTAAAAAAGGATTATAATAGGGGATAATAGAAATATTATTCCCTTTTTTTATATTTTAAAAAATGTTTGAAAATAAAATAACAGACAATAATTTTTTAGTCATTGCTATGAATCATTATGATAATAGTCAATGTACCAATTTAAAGGAATTTGAAGAAGATATAAAAAGATTTAGTTATCTTAAAAAATTATTCTTTAGATACCATCAAAATAATGATTTAAAAGAAAGATTAATATTAAATCATATCATCATATTATATAATTTATTTGGATTAATTACTACTGATTTATTATTCTTTAAAATAGATAAAGAATATTGGTCTACTCTTATTACTTTCTTAATATTCTTGGATAAAATGCCAGATGAAATTCCAGAATTTAATATTAAATTATCCAATTGTATTATAGACAAATCATTATTAAATTTATTAAAGGAATTATAAAAATGTCAAAAATAATTGATAATATTCTTGCTTATAGAATATTGAAAATGTTAGTTAGACCTTTTAATGAAACAGAAGCGTTTAAATTGGGTATTATAGATGATAAAGGTCAAAATTTAATAAAATCTAAAGATTTTGTAAATACTGATCAAAAAGATGCCTATACTTATCTTCATCGATTAACCTTTAATTTGAAGAAACTTATTAACAAATTACCAGGTGGTGAAAATCATTTAAAAAATTTAATTGCTGCCTTATATCTTATTAAAGAACATTATAATAACAATAAAAAATACATTACAGAATCAGAATTTCTTCATATTTTAGAAATTCAGGATTCTATAGGTTCTTTAATTGAAGAAGAAACAATAGTAACAAAATTTCTTGAAGAAGAAATGAATGTAACTGGTGTCAATGTTGCAACAGATGAACCAGTTATTAAAAAGAAAAAGAAAATTATTAAAAGAAAGGATAAAGAATTAATTTCTTTTAAAGAATTTATTGAAGCACATTAATTTATGAATAATATTGTAACATAACTCTTTTAAAAAGTCAACCCTCTATTTTAAATTTATTTGCAAATATTTTTATTTACTTTTTGACAATTTTGTTATATAATATTGTTTTATAAAAATTCTGGATTGAATATGCTATACATTGATGAAATGTTTGCTAATAGATTATCTTCCTATCTAAATAACTTCAGACAAACAGGTCAATCTAATTGGAATTTTAGATGTCCTGTTTGTGGTGATAGTAAAAAATCTCAAAAAAAATCAAGAGGTAACATTTATAAAACTAATAATAAATTATTAGTAAAATGTTTTAACTGTGATTATACCGCTTCTTTTGATTACTTCTTGAAATCTATTTCTGATGAACTTTATAAAGAATACATTTTTGAAAAATTAAAATTAGACAAACCTAAAGAAGATTATAGTATCTTTAAACAAGAATCAAACATTGAAATAATAGATTCTAATGTCGATTCTTTAATAAGAATTGATACTTTACCAGAAAATCATCCTGTTAAATTATTCTGTGTTAATAGAAAAATAAGACAATTGGAATTGTTATATTTGGTTCCAAAATTCAAACAATATATAAATTCTCTAATACCCAATAAATTCAAATTGGAAAAAGATCATCCTAGATTAATCATACCATTTTTTAATGAACATGGTAAAATGATAGGATTACAAGGTAGATCTTTTGGTAAAGAATTACCACGATATTATACTATAAAATTATCTGATGAAGAAATGATATATGGTTTAGATAGAGTTGATTATTCAAAAGAAATAAGGGTAGTAGAAGGGCCAATAGATTCATTATTTGTAAATAATGGAATAGCGGTTGCTGGTTCATCATTTAGTGGATATTTTATAGAAACTATAAAAACTAATAGTGTATTAATATATGATAATGAACCTAGATCAAAAGAGATTACTAAATTATTAAAAGGGAAAATCGATAATAATTATAGGGTATTAATATGGCCGGATACTATTAAAGAAAAAGATATAAATGAAATGGTATTATCTGGATATGATATAGAGAAAATTATTAAGGAAAATACTTATCAAGGATTGGTTGCATTAACAAAATTTAATCAATGGAAAAAGGTATAGTATGTCAAAAATTACAGTTCAATATATTGACCACATGGGTTCTGATAAAAGTGTAGTAAATGCCGCAAGAGTATCATTCTCAAAAGACAACAGTGAAGAATTTACTTCTGCTGATTCAAAATTAATTTCTTATTTAGCGAATCATGGTCATTGGAGTCCATTTGCTCATACAACAATTCAATTTAAAATTTCAGCACCCATATTTATTGCTAGACAACTGGTTAAACATCAAGTTGGTGGAGTTTGGAATGAGGTATCAAGAAGATATGTATCTTATGAACCTACTTTATTCACACCATCAGAATGGAGAGGTAAACCACAAAATGCTAAACAAGGTTCTACTGGAATTATTGAAGAACAAGAGGAAGCATTTAGTTTGTTAGAAGAACATCATGAAAAATGTATTAAAACTTATAATGATTTGTTATCAATGGGAGTTTGTCCAGAACAAGCAAGAATAGTATTACCATTATCTAGTATGACAGATTGGTATTGGACAGGTTCTTTAATGTTTTGGTCTAGGGTTTGTAAACAAAGAATGGATTCTCATGCTCAACAAGAAGCATCAGAAGTTGCTATTTTAATATCAGAACATTGTAAGAAATTATTTCCTGTTTCATGGGATGCTTTACAAAAATAACATATATAATAACCAAAAATTGAAAATGGAGATTTAATGGAAACTAATATAAGATTATTAACACCAAAATCTACTTATACTGTAGATTATCCAAAAGCAATCGAATTTGCAAAGGATCAATCGGAAATATTTTGGTTACCCGATGAAATCAATGTAGAAAAAGATTTACATGATTTAAAGGTAAATTTTACTGAAGCAGAATATCATGGAGTTATTTCAACATTAAAATTATTCACTATCTATGAATTATCAGTAGGAAATGATTATTGGCAAAATTATGTCTGTAGAGTATTTCCTAGACCTGATATTCAACGTATGGCAACAACCTTTTCTTTTATGGAAATTGGTGTTCATGCACCTTTTTATAATAAGATTAATGAAGTATTAGGATTGGATACCGATGAATTTTATAATTCCTATCTTGATGATGATGTTTTGAAAAACAGAATGGAATGGATAGGTAAAAGAGTATCTAAAAAAGATACTGTTTATAATATTCTAAAATCTGTGGGTATATTCTCAATGATTGAAGGTGCTATTCTCTATAGTTCATTCGCCTTCTTAAAACACTTTAATAATAATGGTAAAAACAAATTAATAAATGTTAATGCTGGTATTAATTTTTCCGCAATAGATGAACAATGTTTACATAGTAATACTGAAGTATTAACTAATTCTGGATGGAAACCAATAAATGAAGTAACTATAAAAGATAAAGTATGCTCATATGATACTAATACTAATCTATTATCTTTTGTAAATCCGACTAATACAACATCAACAATTTCTGAAAAATCCTTTATTTTTGAAAGCGAATTTTATCATCAACACGTTACGCCTAATCATAGAATGATTTTAGAAGATGGCGAAGTTCTTGCAGAAGATTCTACTGGAGAAGAAACATATAAAGTATCTGGAATTAAAAAAACAGGAGATGACGAGTTAACTGAAGAAGATAAACTTACTATTGATTTGATAGTTTCTGGAGAAGAAGATGTCAAGTGGATTTATAATAAAATTCCATTTGTTTCATCTGAATGGGCAGAAAATGCAGTTAATTACTATTTAAAAATTACTCGTCGATAGCACAGAAGTTAATTGTTTATAAATACACTATATAATATTAAAAAGGAGAACGAAATGAATTATATAGTGTATAAAACTACGAACCATTTAAATAACAAAATTTATATAGGAATCCATAAACAAGAAACTTTAGAATTTGATGGATATTATGGAAGTGGTATTCTATTAAATAGAGCAATAGAAAAATATGGAGAAGAACATTTTGAAAGAGAAATATTATTTTGTTTTAATAATTTAGAAGATGCTAGATGTAAAGAAAGAGAATTAGTTACAGAGGATTTTTGCAAATCAAGAGATAATTATAACATTTCTGTTGGAGGGACTGGCGGAAATACTATGGCAGGATATTCTGATGAAGAAAAAAGAGAAGTTTATCTAAAAGTAATTAAAACTAAAAGAGATCGAGGTACTATTAACTATTCTGGAGAGGAATTAGAAAAAGCAAGAGAACGAATGCGAAAAATAAGAATTCAACCAGATAATAGAGGTAGGGTTCATACCGCACAATCAATACAAAATATGAAAGATAGTAGACGTAAATTTTGCTGGATTACAAATGGTTATGATAATGTGCAAATGTTTTTTGACGAAGTTGGGGACAAATCTGTTGGTATAATCAGACACAGACATATTTCCGAAGATGGTTGGTCTGCGGATGGGAAATATAATG